TGATAGAACAATCTTTGGCTATTTAGCTTATTGATCGCATCTGCAAGTTGATTGCGGATAGCGTTCATTGGATCTTCACCAGCAGCCAAAGTTGCTAAATCATCAACCGCATAAGCAAAACCTCTGTGGATGATTGATGCAATCTGTGTTGCTGATCCAATTTTCTGTGGTGTTAAGTAACCAGCAGTTGATGTACCCCAACCAGCCGCACCAGTCATCACCTCTTCTGTAGGTGCTACTGGATTGAACTCAGGTACTTGGATTCTTGTACCGCCTTCCCTTGCATCAAGGAAAGAACTACGAACAACAGCTCCACTCTTTACGAATAAACTGCGCTCTTTAATTGCCTCTTGTACATAACGAGACAGATTATTTCTTTTTACGATGTCCGCAAGAAGGACACCGCCAGTATAATTCTGAAACGGGGCGGCCATTTCAAATAAGGGGGATTAAGTTTGCGGAATCCAAGTCACAGACTCGGTTGTTAATCTCACAGAGACTAACTAGGAGACTCCTGCTTCTCTTTTCAGCACAGCCGCAAGATCAGGATCGGAGCCTTCCAAGGTCATTTGCCTTGTTATGTTAATACTACCTTCTTTCCAGGGATTAGTCATACCAGGAGAGACGTTTGAGGTAGGGGTTGGTTTTGCGCCCATTCCAGCAGCACTACTAGCTTTGAAATGATGCTCCCAACCTGAACCAGGATTTTTTAGATTGTTTACATAGGTGTTGAAGTCTTGTTCGACTCCACCGTCTATAACAACAACCTTACCCTCATCATTTCTTTTTAATTTATTTTGAAGAAGTGAAAGAGTTTGTTCTGCATTTATCGCACCAGAATCACTGATAGCTGCTAATGCAGAAGTCCTAGTGTTAGCAGTCTCGTTAGAGGTCTTTAATTCCTCTAACTGCTGCTTTAATGTTGTTATTTCTTGTTCTCTTGTTTGAGCTGTTTTGTTGGCTTCTTCCCATAGGTCTTTCCATTGCCCTTGGTCTTCCAACTCTTTTTTCCTTTGGGCATCTTGTTTCTTATAGACATCATCTAGTTTAGTCTTGATGCCTTTAAATTTTTCACCTTCTTCAGCGATTTTTGCCTCTAATGCTGAAATTTTGCTCTCATACTCCGCCTTAACACGGTCAAGGTTTGGAGTTTGTGGAGTTGGAGTCTCAGCCACGGGCTGTTCAGCAGGAATCACGGACTCAGGCTGAATGACTTGTTCCTCAACCATAATTATTCAGAAGTTTTTGGGGTTTCAGTTTTAGGAGTAGAAGCTTTTGCTTTTGGAGCAGGGGCTTCTTTTTTAACAACAGGAGTAGGTGCAGGAGTAGAAACAGGAGCAGGTGTAGGGACAGGAGTTCCCTTCTCAGCCGCCAAAGCAGCTTCTAATGCTTCTGCTGTTACACCTGAATCCATAGAACTGGAAGGCATAGCAATAGATTGATTCCGTACTATCCTAATGGATTAATCCGCTGAAGTCTCATTTGCGTTCGGTAATACCTCTCCTTGTACCAATATTTCTCTAAATTCTTCTCTATCTATTACTTTTTGATCGAATAATGCAGTTAAAGCAGTTACATCTTGACCTATTAATCTATCAATATCAAAATCTCGACTAATACTTACTTCTGGTGGTTCAATTCCTAAATAAGCAGCCGATAAATTGAATGATTTTTGTAGTTTTTGCTCTAATTCCAACGAAACCATCGAGAGCATGGAATTAGTATCCACTCGATCAAGTCGTCTCGCATCCGCTGATTCAGCAACGAATTTTTGTTGCGAAAGCGTGCTAATGCCAAGCGTTGCCATTTGGAGTTGTAACTCTTGGACTTCAGACGTTTGCGCTTCAAATGCGCTGGACGCTGGCTCAACGTAATAAACTTTATTGCCTGGCTGGGTTGCCATTGCGTAGTTGACACTGATCGCCATGTCTTTTGTTTGGTCATCCCATCCTTCCAATACCAACATTGGCTGTGACGCTACATGCAAACTATGTATTAAATCAGCTTGTCTTTGGAAATGAGCAAGATTTAAATACGCAATATCTAATAAAGGTGGTTTACTCGTTAAAGTATCTGTTTTACCTGAATAAATAGTTGTTAATGGTATTTCACCTAAAGAATATTCACCAGATTCTACTAATTCATAGTCTTTTTCATTAGCTACAGGATCAAAATTACCTGAATAACTATTATCTTCAACGTTATATAATGCTTTTTCAGCTTCTTTTTTACGATAAATACGATATTGCCCAGGTTCTATTACTCTAATTTGATCGAATACTCTTTCACCGAACTCTCCCTCTGGTACGACTGCTTTTTCCGCTATTCTTACTTGTACTAAAGTACCGTAATTAACCTCCCTATCTAATCTCCAACCATAAATATTTAAGGGATCGACTTCTATCCAATATGGTCTTCTATTTTGCGCTCTCTCTTCCGCTAAACTTAATGCACCTGTTGGTGCTGGATAATCTACTAAAATATGACTATGACCATAAGTTAATGAACAAATAAGCACCCTCCGAGCATATTCATCCAAATCAGACTTACAGCCATCTACATCTTTTGCAAAAAAATCAGTCCAATATGGATCTCCAGTTAAAGTAATAGGCTTCCTAAGAATTAATCCCGTAGCTGCACGAATTAAACGTTGAGTATAAGGAGAAAATACAGCCCGATTTACTCTGGCTAAATACGCTTCATAATCTTCTCGTGGCTCAAGAGGTAGAAACGATTCGCAATTTTCCCTTAAATACTCTGTTCCATTCGTTACCGCCTTCATAATTTCCCACCCTTTAACCATATCCATCACTGCACGAGTACGAGTGAATGGACTGTCAGCCCCACCTGATGTAGTAGAGCTGGTTACACTGGTGCGAATTTTACCTGGGACGGCATACGTCACGGAATTAACTCCTCAGTATTTGACCGTCTTAAATAGCGTCAGCAGTTAAAGCACCACTCATTTGAAAACTAACAGAAACAGTCTGTAAATCACCAACAGATGTTCCAAATTCTGCTCCAGTTACAATCCCATTAAAGGCAAGTTTTTTAGATCCAGAAGTATCAAGATAAAGCTCGAATTGAGCATCAGCAGGATCTTCTGTTGTTAATACATCCTTGATAAACTCTTGTGTTTCATCTCCACTGGATGCTGTATAAAGCAATTCAACAGAACCACTTCCATCAATAAAGCTACCTACATAGCTTCTGTTGGTTGCACCGTGTGCTGTGCAATCAAGGACATCTTTGTTAAAAGAAAAGTTCCAGCTACGAGTAGAAGCAACCGTGGCAACTGTGCCAGAGGTGTTCTTAAACTTAACGGAGCCTTCTTCGCCACGATAGAAAGCCATAATTTAACCAAAATGAGGGATCATCCTCAATAGTTTAACCGTTATCCGCCTCTTTTACAGCAGAAGTTGTCTCTTTTTTTGCTTTTGCTTCAAAATATTGTCTACAACGTGGATCCCATAAACCTGCATCTCTTCTTCCTTTCAATTCTTCAACAACATCTAGCTGTTCTTTTGTTAATTCAGCCATGAATAATCAATAAATTCTATAAGTAGTCTGCCCTAAAGTCTCAGGTTTCGCTAAATTAAATTGTTGAAGACATAAATAACCGAAAGCATCAAAAGCGTGGTCAACACCAAGATTTTTATTTGGTAATCCCGTATTTGGTGCATAAGTTAATGTCCTCAAAGATTTTATCAATTCTTTGCATCGTGGGTGAATAAGAGTTCGCCTACTCCCGCTTGCGTCAAATAAAGCAGTATTTACAGCCGTAATTTTATCCCTTATCTTCCACGGTGCTCTTGGACTTGAAACATTGAACCCACTTCTTCGTAAAATACTATGGTCTGTTGCACCTATTCCAGCAGTTTTCCTTGCTCCCCCCGTGGGATCAGGACATGCTATTACTCTTCTATCAACTCCATACCGTCTGGTGACTTCTTCTGCAAAGTCCCATGTGGTTGCCCCACCTGTGAGCATGATTTCATCAAAAACATAAAGAGTTTCTCCATCTTTTACAGCGCATATCCCTGACATTGGGTCAACGTTAAAATCTACCCCTAATAACAAAGGCGAAATACTAATATCCTTCGCCTCTGTCGATATATTGTCATCATTAAATGAGACAGCAACGAGACCAGTGAGATTCTCAAAGCTAGCCTCAAATTCTTGCCTAAATGTTCGCTCATCTAATTGCGCCATA